CGTTTCTTAACGCACTGATTTGTGCGATGAGATCCTTGATCGCGGCTGCCCGGCCTGCGTTGTAGGCACGGTCCTCCGCGGAAAGTGATGGTAGGATGGCGCTGTGCACCTCGTCCCGTAGCGTGTCGTCGATGACCTGGCCCATTGCCTTGAGCACCGGGTGCTCCTCGGACACTGAGAGGGCCTCCGAGAGTTGTTCGTCGTTCAGTTTCATTGGACTCCGAGGCGGCCGGTGATGGCGTTCTGCTGCTGCTGCACGCTAAACTGCAGGTTCTCAATGTACTTCTGCAGGTTGGCCTGAAAGAGCGGGTCCTGCTGAAGCTGGGCCTGATATTTGGGGTTGGATTGCAGGACTTGCTGAGAGAATTGGAGACGCATGGGCGCGGTGGGGTCGTTCTCCCGGAGCTGGGGCGGGTTGCCGAGGGACATCAGCGCGATCTCGTCGTTGGTCTCGTTGAACATCTTCTGCGCGGCGGGGCCCTGCTGCATCACCAGCTCGCTGGCCAGGGTCGGGTCGATGGCCCGGAGGGCGACGGAGATGAGCTTGGCGCGGTCGATGACGCCGGCGGTGTCGAGGGGCAGGACGAGGGTGGAGATGGCTTTGAGTTTCTCGGTGACCAGGTCGGTCGAGAGCTCGCGGATGTCGAACTTCAGCATCACGTCGAAGTCCTGAATGTCGGGCGGGAGCGGGGTGGCCGAGGCTGTGATGCGCTGGATCTCGGCTGGGCCGATGTATTGCAAAGTCAAGGACAATACCTGGCGGAAGGCCTCGGTCCAGCCGTGCAGCCAGTTGTTGATCAGGCGCTGCTGGCGCATCTGGGTGATGACCGGGGGGACCTTCTCGGTGGGGCGGCCGAAGTAGCGGTCGGTCTGGGCCTCGATGGCTGCGATCAGTTGGAAGGCCACACCGGGCTCCCGGGCGGGCGGTTGCAGGAAGCCGATCTCGCCGCGGCGCAGGACAGGGATCTGGATGGCCGGGCCGATCTTCAGGTTGCCGCCGCGGGTCTTGGGGACCTCGATGGGGGGCAGGGTGGCCAGGGACGTGTAGTCGAAGATGCTGTCGCGCTGGGCCTTGACCTCGTGCTGCCAGGTCGAGCAGACCTCGGGCACGCCGCGGCTCTCGGTGATCTGGCGGTGGATGAGCTCGGAACGCCAGATGACGAAGGGGTACTGCCCGTGCGCGTAGTCCAGGGCCTCGAAGTAGCCCCACTTGTCGCCGACCTGGGGGCTGAAGACGGTGTAGAACACGCCCGGGATGCCGTCGGAGTCGATTGACTTCTGGTAGGCGTAGACCACCTCGATCAGGTTCTCGCGGTCGAGGATGGAGTTTTCGGCCAGGCCGACGGCGCCGTAGGTGTAGGCCGAGTAGTCGCTGAAGCGGCCCATCGTGTTGATGGCCTCCTGGGCCCACTCGGCGTCCCACTCCTCGGTCTCGACCTTGTTCAGGAGCTGGGCCTCGGTCATGTAGAACCGGCGGAAGACCACCCGGGCACTCTGGATGTCGGTGGTCTCGGGCGGGAAGACCAGCTCGTCGTAGGGGGCCAGGGCTGCGACCATGGGCTTGTTCGTGACCATCGTGGGGATGGGGAACTCGCACTCGCCATCGGTGCGCAGGTCGCGGATGGCCTTCAAGGCCCGGCGCTTACGCAGGTTGGGGAAGGCCGAGAGGAGGAGCTCCGCGGATTGGTCGTCGGCCTCGGGGTTGGCGATGAGGTTGGGCAGGTCGGCCAGGATGGAGTCTTGGGGGGACTGGGCGGCCAGGGCCATGATCTGGTCCATGGTCAGGTACTGCTCCTTTTGACCCATCTCCTGCTGCCAGGTGACGTGCACGCCGGCCCAGCCGTAGGTCCAGAGGTACTGGGAGAGCAGCTCGACCTCGCGGGTGAGGTCATTGTACATCTTCGCGTTGACCGTCCAGTCCATCAGGTTGTGCGCGGTGACGGCCTGGTCGAGCTGGCTGATGTTGGTGGGGCTGACGCGGAGCATCGAGCGCCAGAAGGAGGTGCTGCAGAGGTCCACGAGGCCGTTGATCACCTCGTCGGCAAGCGGGATGCGGGTGTCGGAGGCACCGTCCCAGGGGAATGCCGGCTTGTTGCGGTTGGTATCATTCCACTTCTTGCCATCGTCGGTCTGCCCAGGCCAGCGGCAGTAGCGCACATTCTCGGCATTCTCGACCCGGGCGAAGACGCCGTAGTCGGTGGCCGAGCGCCGCAGCTCCTCGGTCAATGCCGGTACATTGGGCTCGTCGCCGACCCGTGCCATCACGTCGGTTGCCTGCTTGTAGGAATCTCCTTGCATAGTGAAATGGTTTAGTATCCGCCGCCGCCGCGACAATCAAAGCCCCCATGGCCTACGAACGCAAGACCGGAGACCAAAAGCATCCCCAGGCAGTCGATGGGATCCTTGGTGCAGCCCTTCTGCCCGTCGCGGCCGGTGTGCTCGGAGAGTGCGTAGGTGAGGTTGGCGCAGTTGTCGGTGATGTAGAGGGAGGGCTCGTTGAGCGGGGTGAGAGGCTGGGTGGCGTCGTAGGAGAGGAGCGAGTTGATGGCACTGGTGCGCTGGTCGACGGGCACGCCGGGTGCCGGAATGAATGCCATGGGCTCGTCGAGGGGGTTGTCGGACTCGGCCAGGAGGTCGATGAGGGTCGTGCCGCCGGCCTCGGAGAGAGCGGGGGAACCGCCGGCCTTGGGGTCGATCAGGCGCATCACGGGCTCGCCGTAGCCGAGCTCGGACTCGATCTGGCGGAAGAGGGCGCGGTACTCGGAGATGGAACGGCCGGCATCTAGGGTTTGCGCGGGGCCGAGCTTGCCGTCGGGCTTTTCGCTGGGCAGGGCCCACTCGCCGTAGTTGCTGAAGTCCGGGAACTCGCGGACCACGATGCGCTTGCCATCCTCGTAGACGAGCAGCCAGAGGCAGAACCAATTCCGGGCGCCTGCGGGATCGCAGACCATGTACAGGGTGCCGCCGGGGGGCACTTTGGATGATGGGATGCAGTGGATGTCGGGGCGGAAACGGGCGAAGGCCTTGCCGATGTTGTCCGAGGCCCAGCCGTAGGCCCGGGTCAGGATCTGGCCCATGGGCGAGGTGACCAGCTTGCTCTTCATCTCGTCGAAGGGGTTGTAGGGATTGTCCTCCGAGAAGAAGAACACGGTGCGACGGTTGGTCTGGGGCTGCACCATGGTGCGGGCGGCCTTGCCGAGGGGCCAGGTGGGCAAGGCCTGCTTGCCCTTGATGAGCTCGGCGTCGTGGAAAGCGGAGATTGAGGAGCCGGCGGTGAACTCCTTGTAGACGCTGGCGACGCCTTCGAGGGGTGTCTGGGTGACCAGGAGCTTGCCGCGGCGGGTGATCAGGCGGTAGCGCAGTGTGTCCACCCAGGACTGAGGAACAAGCTCGTCGCACCAGATCAGGTCGGCCTCACGGCCTTCGATGGTGTTCTCGGATTGGGTGTAGTTCAAAAAGTCGCAGCGTGATCCGTTGGGCAGGATGAATGAACCGTCGGTGAAGCCATTCTTGCGGCTGTAGTTGAGGTAGTGGATACGGCCCTTCTTGGTGGCCCGGAGGGCGACGGGCAGGTAGTTGTAGATGGCGGGCTGTTGGACGGTGACCGAGGTGGCGTGCGATGTGTGGCAGCACAGGACAGATGCGTTTTCCTTCTCGAGGAGGGTTTGCACCACGCGGCGTGCGGCCCAGAGGGTTTTACCTGCGCGGTTGCCGCCGGAGATGAGGAGCTCCTGGGTGGCCTGGAACTCGGTGTTGGCGATCTCCCAGTGGTCCGGGATGTAGCCGTAGGTGTAGGGGTCGGCCTTTTCGAGGAGGACGAGCTGGGTGCGCTTCTGCTTCAGCTCGAGTGCGCGGGGGTGCGAGGCGTCGACCCGAGGGATGACGGGGTGCAGGGGTTGCTCGTTCCACCAAATGGTGTTGCAGGCCTCGGTGCAGAAGCGCTTCTGCTTGGGGCCTTCGCGCTGCTTGATGATATCGAAGGGCTTGGAGCAGGTGAGGCAGAGTGGTTGGGTCATTTATCAATATTTTTCGTTTTAGAGAACCCGTCGACTTTTAGCGTCGCCGCGGAATGCCCGACCCCCTCCCCCGGGGGGGCGGTGGCTGCCTTGTGCTTGCCTGGGCGCCGCGGGCGGGTGCTGCGGGCGGGTGTCAATCTGGGACTGATAATCCATTTTATCGTACCTTGGATGGGGGCAGCGACCACCAGAATCGAACCGTTTGTTAGCACTGACGTTAGCACTGGCGGTTGATGCAGCTCGAAAGCCCTGCAAACAGGGGCAATGCTGCGTACAGGGAATCGAACCCTTGGTTAAGTTCAGAGGTTAGCACCGTCTGGGATCTGCTCGTCGTTGACGGGGGTTACATCGCGCTCCTTGAGGTCCTTCATCAGGTCGCGGTGGCTCACAGAGGCGGTCATGGCGAGGTGGATGCTGGTGGGCTGGCCTTTGATCGTAGCCAGCTTGTCTGTTAGCACGGCTACTGATACGGGTAAGCTACGGTCATCAATGAAAGCCATTGATTCTTGAGCCAATCGCCTCGTTCCTTTCCAGATTGCGACCTCCAGGAACCCTGTGACGTCTTTCCGCCAGTCTTCCTCATTCTCTGGATAATCCACCGGCACCTTGACTCCTCTGATGTACTTGAAGGCGGTGTGCTCGCTCAACCCTGTCTCTGAAGCAATGGTGGCAAGTGACTTGTTGGCCACGATACCCTCCACAATCTTGTCAGCCTTGTCTTGGTCTAGCTTAGAGTTTGGGTGTTGGTTGGTCGGTGGCTTGACGTAACCAACCTCTTCTGCGGCCTTCTTGATCTTGTCTTTGAACTCCTTGGGCAGCTTGGGGTCATCACGCAGTGCCCACGTTACGCGGTTTCTGTCTGTCCCGGCCTTTGCCGCCACATCATTCAGTGACGCCCTTGTCTTCTTACCCGGCATAAGGCGCAAAGCTAAAGGGGAACTCTCCCCAGTGGTTGAGCTGTTTCTTGGGCTTCATGGAGTAGTGCTTCACTCCGGCCAGGGTCATCCTGACCGCGGCTGCGTAATCCTCACTGAGATACTCGAGTTTACCGGGCATGGATTCCATGGCCAGGGGCATCCACAGGGTCGGGAAGCGCTCGACGCGCACATCCTCGCACCAGTCGATCCTGTAGGGGTTCTGCACTCCTGACCCTTCCAGCGCTTCAAGCGTTGCCAGAAGGCATTTGCGGGGGATTGCGAGGCATCCCGATGCGAACATGGTGATGGGCACCAGCTCAGAGGCGCACTCAGCGTCATTCACCTGATGCTTCAGGGCCTGCAGGTGCTCCACCTTCGGGCGTAGGGCCGGCCTGGCGGGCAGTGAGCGGCATGAGTAGGGGATGCAGACGGTTGCCTGGTGCTCATGGGCCAACTCGGCCATGCGGACCACATCGGCCGCGGCGAACTCGATGTCGTGGTCGAGCTGCACCCACACATCCTTGCCCGAGTCCAAGAACCACTTGGTGGCACGGCACCGGGAGCGGCTAATGAGGGCATCCTCCCGGATGGTGCGCAGATCGGTCTGCCTGTCACTACGGGCGAACGTAGCCGTCAGGTCGACCCAGGACATCATGCACGCAGCACTGATGCCACCGTAGGCGTAAAGCGAGACATGGATGGAAGGCCTGGTGCCTGCCTGGGTTACTGCCTGCACCTTGCTGGTCGGCTGCGGTGCGTAAATGAATGGATCTTCCATCTGTGGGGATTCTGCCTTGTTTGCGGTCATGGTTCAATGTCCTTCCGTTGGCTTGCGAGGTAGAGCTCATGGCCCTTGGTGATAAGGTAGACCACGCTGCCTCGGGGCACCTGGCAGGCTGTTGCTACATCGTTCAGCGACAGCCCGCGGTCCCGCAGGTCGTAGGCCTTGCGAGCCAGGTCGGGTGTGTGCCTCTGCTCGATGACTTCGGGTTCATCCTGCATCACCGGGTCGGGCGTGCCGTCCTCCTTAAACGCCATGCCTTTGGGATACGATAGCCAGCCACGCTGCACGCCTATCTTCACAAGATACGGTGCCTCTGATAATAGTTTCGTTGTGTTTGTTACTGTCATAACAGTGAGATGTCTAATGGTGTTGCGGGCAAGTGCTGCCTCCCCTTGCCGCTTTTGTCTCCTATAAGCTGAAATATGCGTTGCCTATGTGCCTTGCCTTGGGCGCCGGGGTGGATAACGCAACCAAACCTCCCGTCTGCCTGGACAACGAGGTGATTGCGCTGCTTGTCCCCGCCTACCTCGGCACAGGCTGGGCATTGCCCGACCATTTTCGAGCCAATTTTGCGTAGGCCTGCCACGGTCAAGCGGTGTCTAGTGTTTGGGACGGGAGGGACGGCATTTTCCAACTCCATTCCTACCTTGAAGCACCTTATACCCACTTTTACACTCCTTGCACCGAGTTGAGAAGTGCCGTCCCCCGTCCCAAACGCTTGACAACGCTTGACCAATCCAGTGTTTTTCATGCGGTCAAGGTTACTTTCATATAGCCTCGGGACTGTTGTTGCTGACCGTCGCTACGGTGGATGTGGTTCGACGGGATCGCCTGGTGTATCTCCAGCATCAGTTCAGCGGCACGTTTCTGGAAGCGCTTCTCCGGTTCCGGCCCCCATTCCTTGTTGTTACACATCGTCATGTAGGCACTATACAGTTCCTCAGTAGTGATACAATCCGACGACATACTGCTGCCCCTTACATGATTAACGACAAAGTATCTAACACTGTCGCTCTCGCTCAATAGATTATCAATCATGCCGCGCTGCCTCTCGGTAACCGGGAACGGCCTGCCGGCCTGCATGACCCGGCACAGATCCTCCGCGCCCTCCAGGAACCAGTTCAATATCCCACTACCTTCCCGCTCAATCATCACGTCGTGATAGTTGGGGATCACCTTCTCGGGTTTGGGCTGGCTGAAGTCGAGCAGGAGCAACCTTCTCGACCACGCACCCAAGTCCCCCTGCACGTTGACCTTCAGCCGACTATTCGCAGTCACAATGACGTTCCAGTCGCCCACCACGGCCTTGGCGCCCGACTTCCCCTTAAACTCCACGCTCAACCTGTCTCCGCCCGTCAGCGCCTTGAGCTGCTGGCTCTCCTCGCAGGACAGGAAGTCCGGCGGCACGTCGCTGCCGATCAGCAGTGTCCTGTCATGGAAGTTGGCCAATTCAAACCTACTCCCCAGGTGCGCGGTCCTCAGCTCGCTGCAGTTCTCATCACCCACCAACCGCCTCACCAACCCGGCCACCGTGCTCTTCCCGCCGCCGCCCGTGCCTGTCAGCAGCAGGATCACCTGGGGCCTGTTCCTCTGAAGCAGCGCAAGTCCGCCCCAACGCTGCAGCAGCATCTGGTCATCCTGCTCGGGCAGCGCATGATCCAGGAATGCCTGCCACATCGGGCTCTGCGCACCCTGCACGTAGCGTACCGGGGTCTGGTTCCTGCTCATCCACTCCGGGCCAAACCCGTGCATCTCATACGGCGCAGCACGCAGGTCCACCATGACATTGCTGCAGTGGACCACGCTGTCCGGCCTGGAGAACGGATTGCGCTCGACCTGCAGCCGCCCAATCAAATCCACCACCTGATCCGCGAAACTCGCCGTCAACCTCGTCAGCAGCGCCGGCAGCCTCGGGTCCTCCGTAGAGGCCACCTGGTCCAACAGAACGCGCCTGGCGGTCTCCAGGGCCTTCTGCG